AACGACCCAACGGCTTGCACAGTGTGGGGTGTGTTTGACAGAGAAGATGCCGGCACCTGTGTAATTCTTTTAGACGCTTGGGACAACCACCTATCGTATCCGGAACTACGCCGTAAAGTTATTGATGACTTTAAAGAAGTTGTCTATGGTGCAGACAATGACTTTGGTAAAGGGCGTAAGGCAGACTTAATCCTCATGGAAGACAAATCCGCCGGTATTTCGTTGATCCAAGAACTTCAGGGCGCCCATGTGCCGGTCAGGGGGTACAACCCTGGACGTGCTGATAAGGTTCAGCGTTTGAATATTGTGGCCCCTTTGGTTGCTAAAGGAAAAGTCTTTATTCCGGAAGATTCTAAAGTAAAAGGGGAGTTTGCAGACTGGTCTAAACGATTCCTACGACAGGTATGCTCTTTCCCAGAGGCCGGCGGCCACGATGACTACGTCGATTCCCTATCACAGGCCCTCAGGGTGCTGCGTGACTCTGGCTGGCTGCAACTAGACCCCCTACCTGCCCGGGACTACGATTACGCCGATGACGACGCTAAAAAGCGGTTTACTAACCCTTATGCGCAATAAAGGGCGGAAACGGTTGTTTCTTTGCATTAGTATAATTAGGAATCCAATAACACCTTTTTGAATAGTCTATGGCAAATCCCGAAATACCTCTTCAAGCCGGCGCTAATTTAGCGTCCCTTGAACGCGAAGATACCATTCATAATGCCCAAGAGCAAGATGAAGATTTGGAAGCGTACGCCGATTCTTTAGGATTAGATTCCGAAGATATTGAACAAGAAGTCATTGAATTAGATGATGGCTCAGTCATTGTCAATTTTAAAGAAAAAGAAGGCCCACAAAAAAATCCAGAGTTTTATGCAAACTTAGCTGAAGAATTTGACGAAGGCATCCTGCAAGGAATAGCCGTTGAATATTTGGATTATATTGATGTTGACCAAGAATCACGCAAACAAAGAGATAAACAGTATGAAGAAGGATTACGACGCACAGGTCTTGGTAAAGACGCACCTGGGGGCGCAACGTTTGACGGTGCTAGTAAAGTTGTGCATCCAATTATGGCAGAGTCTTGCGTTGATTTTGCGGCCAGCGCTGCAAAAGAACTTCTCCCGCCTGAAGGCATTGTTAAGTCAAGTATTAAAGGCGAAGCAGACAAAATAAAAGAAAGAACTGCAGATCGTAAAGCTAACTTTATGAATTGGCAGTTTGCAGAACAAATCCCAGAATACCGGGATGAGATGGAACAGCTTCTTACACAGCTTCCTCTCGGTGGTTCTCAATTCCTCAAGTGGCGCTATGATTCTGAACAAATGCGACCAACATGCGAATGGGTTGCAATTGATAACATCTTGCTACCATGGGCTTCCACAAACTTCTACACATCCCCACGAGTAACAGAAGTACAAGACATCACGGAAGATACTTATCGTCAACGTGTTGATCAAGGCATTTATCGTGATCTAGATAATTTTGATTACACATCTGATGCGCCGCTTACAGATCAAACACGATCTGAAAAAGCAAACGCTAAGATTGAAGGTAAAGAAGAGCCATCTAAAAACATTGACGGTTTACGCCGCATTTATGAAATAACTTGTTTTATGCGTTTAGATGAGGATCCTGAAACATCAGGCCGTCGCGCACCGTACATTTTAACAATTGACGAAACAAGCTCCAAAGTTTTATCACTTTATCGTAACTGGGAAGCTGGAGATGAAAAACTCACGAAGATGGATTGGTACGTCGAGTACAAGTTCATTCCTTGGCGCGGCGCTTATGCTATTGGCCTGCCCCATCTTATTGGCGGTTTGTCTGCCGCTCTTACTGGTTCTTTACGTGCTTTGTTGGATGCTGCTCATATCAACAACAGCCAGACGATGCTTAAGCTCAAAGGTGGACGAATTGGTGGACAGAGCGACCGAATTGAACCCACTCAAGTAATTGAGATTGAAGGCGCACCAGGTGTTGATGACGTTCGTAAGATTGCAATGCCGATGCCGTTTAATCCGCCGTCGGGTGTTTTATTTGAATTGCTTGGATGGCTAACCGCTGCAGCTAAAGGTGTTGTTACAACTGCTGAAGAAAAGATTGGTGAAGCAAACAATCAAATGCCAGTTGGCACAGCTCAAGCTCTAATTGAGCAAGGCGCAAAAGTATTCTCTTCAATTCACGCCCGGTTACATCGCTCACAAGCCATGTCCCTCAAAATTGTTTCACGTATCAATCATTGGTACTTGGACGAAATGGACAATCAGTCCGGCGAAGAAATTAAAGTCCGTGACTTTGCATCAAACACGGATGTACGTCCAGTATCAGATCCTAACATTTTTTCTGAAACACAACGTTTGGCACAAAACCAAGCGCTGCTTCAGATGGCAACAACTGCGCCTCCAGGAATGTTTAACATTCGTGCGGTGTATGAACGTGTTTTGCAACAACTTAAGATTCCAGGATTAAACGAAGTATTGCCAAACCCACTTGGTGCAAGCGAGTCTAACCCAGCGTTGGAAAACGTTTCTATGACTATGGGCCGTCCTGCTGCAGCATATCCGGACCAAGACCATATTGCCCACATTAAGATTCATTTAGAATACGCTCAAAATCCAGCATACGGCGGCAACCCAGTTATCGGACCAATATTTGCCCCGCATGCGCTAGAACATATCAAGCAACATTTAACATTGCACTACTTGCAATCTATGCGCGGTTATGTTGCCAAAGCATCTGGCGGTAAAGACACGTTAGATCTACACAAAGAAAAACCGCTCGATCAAGAAGCGCAACAAGCGTTGGCGTTAGCTTCACAAATGGTAAACCAAGATTCTCAAAGGGATTTGGGGCCATACGTTCAACAAATCCAAGGTTTATCACAAAAAGTTGCTGAAGCTAATAAGCAGCGTCAAGAATCTACAGCGTTGTCTGATCCAACTGCTCAGGTTATTCTTAAAACTCAAATGGCAGAAACTCAGCGCAAGACTCAAGAAGCGCAAGCCAAAATGCAACTTGATTTGCAAAGATCACAGCAAGAGTACCAGATTAAAGTGGCAGAATTGCAACAACAGGTTCAAGAATTGGCTGCTAAATACCAAACTGAATCTAGCATTGATAGCCAGCATAACGCTAAAGACATTGCGCTGGCTAATATCAACAACGCTGCAAAAGAGCGTGTTGCTATGATTAATGCTGGTGCCCAAATGGACCAGCAACAACGTCAGTTAGAACATGAACAAAACCTGTCAGCCATGGAAGCCACAATAGCAGCTGAAAATGACATCCGCCAGCATGGTTTAGAAGTTCAAAAACAAGCGTTTGAGCAACAATCCGCGCAGGTTCAAAACCAAATTGAAGCCGAGCATCAAGCTCAAATGGCGCAACAAGAACAGCAACAGGCTGCTCAACAGCATCAACAACAATTAGTTCAAGCTGACCAGCAACACCAGCAGCAAATGGAACAACAAGCAGCACAACAAGCAGCACAACCCCAAACCCCTACTCAAGGACAATAAAATGGCAAACACAAAACAACCCGGCGGCGACGTTGGGTACAAAAAAGCCTACAAAATGACCGGAACCCCTGGCTATGCTGGCGGCCCTGGTGAAACTACTATGGACAAAGGCCCATCAGGCTCACACCGTGATAACAACTGGAAAATTGGCGCAGGACAAGCAAAAATGGCCAAAAATGAAAAAGTTGGTCCAGGAAAAAACCTCAAAGATATCGACGGCGGCAATTTTTATTGATATTTGGGGCGGATTTCCCTGTAGTATTGCATTAGTAAGAATATGAAGGACTTTATATCCGAAATTATTTCTCGAACGAGAAATGAACAAGCAAAATTGGCGGAAACCCTCACCGCTGGTGTTAATGTTAATTCTTTTGATGATTATCAACGTTTAGTTGGTAGGCACGAAGGTTTTAAGGCAGTAATAGACATTATAGATGAAATTTTGAGGGAAGACGAAGAAGACCTGTAAAGGTTAAGGAGCACTGAATAGTGTTTGATTTAAATAATAGTGACGAACCGGATACAAGATCGGAATTAGAGTGTTTTCCCGATATTGATCACGGTGTTGAAGTATCTGGAGACCGAGTTTTAGTCCAATTACGTAGACAAAAAGTAAAAAGTAAAGGCGGCATCATTTTTGTTGACGAAACTCAACAAACGCTGAAATTTAACGAGACAGTAGCTAAAGTTGTACAAGTAGGTCCTTTAGCATACAAATCACCCGATACATTAGAGCCTTGGATTGAAGGCCCTTGGTGTAAAGAAGGTGACTTGGTAAGGACAATCAAGTACGGTGGCGATCGTTTTGTTGTAGATCCAGCGGATGACGGTGGCCCAGTGGTATTTATTACACTGCAAGCCCGCGAAATCATTTCTCGCATTAAGAATTTTGAATATGCGCAAAAAATGAAAGCCTTTGTAGATTAATTTTGAAAGAAAATTATGGCAGAAAATGAAAAAGACGTTCCCATTAAGGAACAAGAAGATGGCTCAGTATTAGCCAAAGTGGAAGCTCCAGAAGATTTTGGAGAAGACCAAGAAGTTCAAGTAGAACTACCTTCTGATGATAAACCAGAAGATAAACGTAGTCAAGATGAAATTGACGACGATGAAGCTGCACAAGAAGGCGAAACAGCAGAAGAGCGTGAACAAATCCGCGAAGCAAGGCGTGAAGAACGTAAGCTTAAAAAGGATTTAAAAAGACAACGCGAAATTTCTGCTAAAAATAAGATTCAAGCGTTAGAGCGACGTAATGCTGAAATGGCAGAACGTTTAATCAAACTTGAAAACACGGCAGCATCATATCAATTTGCACAGCTTGATAAGTCCATCGAAGATGAGGCTACCCGAGTTGAATATGCAAAAATGAAAATGTTGCAGGCGGCACAGTCTAATGACGCAGCAGGCCAAATAGAATATTTAGAGCAGTTAACAGACGCCAAACAACGTTTGCAACAAGCTCAACACTATAAAAAACAACAACTCGAGCAGGCTAAAACGCCTAGACAGAATGTACCAAATCAATTAAACATTGAAACGCAACAAAATGCGACACAATGGTTAAAAAAGAACTCTTGGTACGATCCGCAAGCTCGAGATACAGATAGTAGAATTGCCAAGGTAATTGACCAAGAACTCGCTTCTGACGGTTGGGATCCGGCGGATCCTGAATATTGGGAAGAGTTAGATAGTAGATTATCATCGCGTTTGCCGCACCGTTACACCAGTAAGGGTGGCGAAAAGAAAGCTCGTAATGCAGGCCCCACAGCCTCAAGCCGAGTAGCAAACACAACATCAGCAAAACCGGGAACAATTACGTTAAGTCGTGAACGTGTTAGCGCAATCCGGGACGCAGGTGCATGGGATGATATCGAAAAACGAAACAAAATGATCCGAGCCTATGCTCGTTATGATCGTGAAAACAAAGGTTAATTAAAATGGCAAATACAAGAATTAAACGTGACTTAGATGATCGCTTAGCTGATCGAGTCCAAGAAACTAAAGAACGGATTGCATCAGAGGATCCAAATAATAAATCAAAGCGCGAACGTGCAGAAGCGTTCAGAGACAAGTGGCAAAATAGCGCATTGCCTGACCTTCCGGAAGGTATTATTCCGGGTATGCATTTGTGTTGGTTATCCACTACAAATAATTACGACAGTATCGACAAACGTGTGGCGTTGGGTTATGAACCAGTTAAAGCTTCGGAATTAGGAAAAGGCTTTGAAGGACTAGGTAAAATGAGCTCCGGCAAGTTTGAAGGCTGTGTTAGCTGTAACGAAATGGTTCTCTTCAAATTACCAGAAGAAATCTATCAAGAAGTGATGCGTATGTTGCACCTTGAGGATCCCCTCGAGCACCAACGTAATATCACCGCGCAAGTTCGGAGCACTGCTCAAGAAGGCAAAGGTGGTCGTTCAATTCTGGAAGGTG